CCTGCTGCCTTTTTAGCAGCATCAAGTAACTTTTGATGACCTACTGTTGGTGGGTTGAATCTCCCAAATGTGACGGTGAGAGGTCCAAGATCCTCTTTAGGTGATCCGTCAGCTCTCGTAGGCGCTGACATTCTCCTTGGCTTTCCATCGCCAAACGTTCCAAACTCTCCTTGTTGATCTTGCTCATAACTATCAGGTTGTTGAGACTTCTGAGAATTATCTAATGGTTCTTCCTGAGGTGGTTCCTTAGTTGCAAGCATTTTAAGAGTTCCGCGACTGGTTACAGCCACTCTGTTTCCCTCTTTATCATACCAATTACCGTGACCATCCCCTGTTAGACCCTTAGATTGAGCCTGATCGGAGATAGATGACGTTCTCGCTTCCTTGAGAAAGTTGAAAAAACTCTTCATCAGTTAATATTTCCCACGAAAGTATTTAGTGTGATCAGGCGTACAATAAATTCTCAATCACATTGTTCTTAGAAAGGTCACGGGGAAGTTGATAGTTCATGATTAGAAGTTCTTCCTTCTTATTCTTGTTCTCCTTACGGTGAGCGAGACTATAACGAAACTCAAAGTTCTCCATGTGGAAGTCAGCGAACTGTTCACGCAACCAGGGGTGTTCATTATAAGTGATCATCCAGTTGTGAGGGGTGTCCTTACATGACTGAACAAAGTCCTCATGGGAGAATCCACTGTGCATCTCCTTGTTCTTACCATACAACATGTCTTTGATGAGATATGGAGGATCAAGGAACACAAACACATCCTCACCAGGAGCTTCCATTAGGTCACGATAGTCCTGATTGGTGATCCTCCAGGGTTGAATGATCTCACTGATGTTAGCAAGTTTCTTGATCTTACTCTGTGAGAAGATGGTGTTCTTGTAGGAGTCACGAATGAAAGCGTTCTTGTTCTGTTCAGTGAAACCACCGAAACTAGAACGATTCAGGACATAGAAAGCAGTGGCAAGATCAAAGTCATCATCAGAAGTATCGATGAGACCCCTCATTTCAGCATAAAGAGCTCGGTGTTTCTCCTCTAGTTCCTCTACACCCTCAGCACGACAAGCTTCATCCTTGAGTTCAAGGAGTCGATTGATAAGGGAGTCAGGATTCTTCTGGAGTTGTGTCCAGAAAGCAAACAGATTGTAGTACAAATCATTGACCCAGACAGGAATACCTGGATACATGACAGAGAATGTAAGAGCACAGGAACCACCACCAAGGAAACCCTCACGGTATTCCTTGATGTTCTCAGGAAGCATTTCCTTACGGAACAGATAGTAAATGATCCGTGACTTACCACCAGGATAACGGAGGACAGTCGGATACTTACGACGTTCAGTAGTCTTGGCCATGTGATTCAATCTCTATATTGTAATATTAGCATGAAAAGACCACCCAGTCAAGTCGGATGGTCCAGTTTTCTGGTTGTCACATCATTTTGATGTAGGGTCCAGACACTCCTTTGATACTAGATCCAGCATATCTATACATGTCTTCCACAAGTTGATCCATTTTCTTCTTGTCGCTCAATGGTAGATTATCAAACAGTTCCTGTACAAGGAACTTAGATTGTCTATAATTTACATTAGAAGACAGGATCATCGTGACAATGGCTTCCTTGTCTTTGCTTGGAACAAATCCATGTGTTACCATAGACTTTGCCATATTCTTAGCTGTTGTATCACTATTTTTTGTAGCTATGTTTCTAGATGGAATGTTGTCAGTAATTTGTTTGATTCCATGAGCCTTGAGAACATCATTAAGAGGACCATGAGATATCTTACCATGTCTTGCAGTACCACCAGGAACAAGAACCTCACCAGACCAACCACCAGAAGCTGTGAATGTTCTGAAGTTAATCTTCATTTGACTATTACCCTTCTTCATTACGATATAACCACTGGTGGATGCAGGTGGTGACTCAACACCGACATAAGAAAAGGTAGGAGCGGATTTGTCAGTAGGGAAGTTTATTTCACTGATATTTCCAGTACTACCAAGTTTCTTCAGTGATACACCAATAACCTTCTCATCCTTTAGATATTCATACATCAAAGCATTTAGTCCAAGAATAGTATTCTCTTGTTTCAATGGACTTGGGTCAAACCCAGGTTCAATAAGGTAGATATCAGCAGGAGACCACTTGTTTAGATTGACAGAAAGACCTTCTTTCTGTTTGACCTTAGTGAAAGCTGCCTCAATAATAGCAACCTTTCTACTTCCCCTGTGACATTCAAATGATTTATTTTTATACCTTTCTCTCAAAAGATTAGCTCCCTTGACTGATGACATCACCCAGTCATCAGTCAGTTTCTTCTCAACATCTTGAAGGGTTGAAGTAACATCTGCCTTTGTCATTGCTCTGGTGAAGTTACCTGCTGTCAAATCAGCCTCTGTAATGAGGTTCTTCTTGACATTAAATGCAATCGAACAATACACAGCTTGTGCTGACTCAGCTAGAGCCGTGGATACCTTGGCATCAGAAGCTGTCTTGTAGATGATAGTGAATGTGGATTTGTCACTTAGTTTTACAACTGTGCAAGGATATCCAGAATGAGAAGTTATTATCTTCTCCTCAAACCCGATTTGTTTTTGTTTGAATTTCTTTTTAACTTTATCTGATGCTTCTACTCTGTTCTGGGCCCTGACAATAAGATTCGTTGAACGAGGACCAGCAGATTTAATATCGGTCTTTTCACTCCTAAGAACTTCGTTCAAGGCTATATGAAACTTATCAGTTGGGACTCCATTCATTTTTGCAATTCCTCTAGATAATCCAATGATACCAACTTACTCTCATAATCTGGTCCGAAATATTCTTTCACTTTAATTGGTACACCCATAACAGTAGGCCACCCACTCGCGACGTGGGTGTAAACGGTTCTAGTATCCTCGTTCACAAAGTGTGGCCAAGGATACTTGCGGTTCAAATTCATCAGTCTCCCCAAGAATTTATAGTCTCTTCAAACTTCTTCAGTTCAGTTTCTGAGAAAGTTACTTCCTCTTTCTTCATCTTGGTTTTGAAGTCCATTGCCATACGACGTTTGAACTGTTTATTTGATTCTTCAGTATCACCCTTGGATTGTGCCATCATGTCCTTATCATAAGCCTTTGCCTTTGATTTTTCAACACGAGCAGTTCTCTTGGGTGTCATAGTCATGTAACCTTCAGATTCAAGTTCCTCTTTCTTAAACTGAGGATGGTCATCAAGTTTCATACCACGTTTCTTCTCAAGACGTGCTTTTTGAGCACCTGAGTCATTACCTCTGATATTCTTACTGATTGCCTTACGGCGATTCATCAGATAAGAATCAGTTGAATCCTTCTTACCATCATTGTTGATATCACCATCCTCTTTCCCTACGGAATCGAGTTTGGCCTCACTCATCTTCTTAGCTACATTGACAGCCCCACGAGCTATCTTCATAGCTCCCTTCTTAATCATACCTTTGAGACCAGACTTAGCCTTAGATTTCATCTCATTGCCAGCTCTCTGAGCTTGGGCCGACATGTTCTTGGTGGCTTGACCAGCTCTTCTGGCCTTTATCTTAGCCGAAGCCTTAGCGTCTCTATATGCTCCGTATGCTTTAACTGCACCCTTGGAGGCTTTCATCTTGACTTTACCAATGGCCGATTTCAGACCCTTCTCAAGTCTGTCAGTTTTCTTAGACTTAGCACTCTCAGTATCATGACCGAAAGTTACCTTAGCTTCAGAGATAACGGTAGTAAAAATTGATTCACACTCTTCTACAGTATATCCCTCCTCAAAGAGTTCTTGAAGAACCTCCTCGCAGATATCCTCTAGCTCGGGATCACTAATCATGGAGAGATCCATCTCTGCGATTTCGTCTCTCTTTGAAAGTAATTCTTCTCTAGCATCTTTACTATGGACAGCTGAATAAGCTTCCATAAAGTTACGCATTGATGAAGACATCTTCTCTACAATTACTATTTTCCTAGTGTTATTTATACTCTAGATGCCTGTCTCCTCAACATAGTCCTCATCCTTCTTCTTTTTATTGAATCCAAATGGACCAGTCAATTTCTCTTCCAATTTTAGTTTCAAAGCAACACCACCAAGAGTTTCCATAACCTTCAGGATGTCTTCAGTCTTAGCACCTTCACCAAGTTCCTTGGCAACGTACCAGTACTTTTCCCAGAACGATTCACCAGCTTTCTTATAATCCTCAAGAGTTAGCAGTTTCACTTTCAATTACCTCCTTAATTTGTGTTTCAATTTGTTCGTCAATTTCAGTAATTACTTTACGGATATCAACAACCCGTTGAGGGCAACAGGTTAGATCATATGTATACTCTTTGGTATCACGGAATAAAGATTCACGAACTGCGGCTGCAGTTCTAACATCCGTTTCAATCTTAATCATACATCTCCTTGTTTACGGTTTTCAGAGTAGTGAACATCAAACGATCCACCAGGGTATCGTTTTTCAAGTTTTTCTACATTCATTTCAATCACTTCATCAAGAGAAACATTGAGTCCCATACATGCCTGAGCAACATACCACATAATATCACCCAGTTCACGTTTGAGATGAAACAGGTTCTCTTCATTTACTGGTTTGCCTTGGAAGATAATCTTCTTGACAATCTCAGTAAACTCACCTGCTTCAGCAGACATTCCTACAGCAGCAGTTAGAAGTCGATGTGTTTCAAATCCTTCTCCACGAAGTTCTTGAATGCGGTACTCAAAAGCATCAGCATCTTTACTAGATTGAGATGTGACGGCATTCACAAACTCAAGATATGCATCAGTGTTTACATTACTCATAAGTCTAAAGGTTGTTGTTGATTTTCAGGGAGAGATTGTTGGGTTGATAGTTTTTGATCAGGAAACATCACTTCAAATTCTTCATCGGAAACTTCTTTCCAAGAACCACCTACACCACCGTCCATATTGACGACGATATCTTTAGTTGGAAGTTTAGGTCTTTCTAAAAGTTTAACCTCAACGGTTTCATAGATTGGTTTGAATTGGTAATAATGACCATCACCTCTTGTTCCAATGAGATTGACAGCATCTTTAATAGAACCACAGTCAGCAATCTTTTTACCAGTTGGATCAAATACAGAGTAGTATCCGTTCAAAACTTAAATCCCTCAAATGATTTCTTAGGTTTTTCCTCATAACTATACTCCTCATCCTTACTATTGTCAAGGATATCATCTTGTGCTGATTGTTCACAATCGTAAAGACGCATCTTTGATCTATCAATTCCGACTACAAATCTCTTATACATGTTGATATCGTTGTATCTGTTCTTCAATTGTTTAACTAAAATCTGTCCCAATCCTTCGAGTTCTTCAGTAGCAATAAGGGCAAACATAAGATCAGCAGTAGCAGGGAGACCAAAGGACTCACTAGTGTCAGTAAGCTCAACATCAGAGCTACCATAACCAGAGCGAGTGGTCTGCGTGGCAGATATGATAGGGACGTTTGCTTCAACAGCCAATCCTCGAAGTTCTTCTGCAATAGCCTTAACAGTTGTATATGAATTGACATTGCTACCAGCGCGATATCGCGAGGAAGCACATATATTAAGGTAATCAATGAAAATAATATCAGGTCTAAATGACTTCTTAAGTGCAAGTTCCTGAAGAAGTGATCTAAAATGTCCAGCATGTGCAGAAGCCGTAGGATACTCTTTGATGATAAGTGTCCCCTGAGTCTTTTGTGCCAGGTTACTTACCTTTGATTCAAACATCTGTTTGGGTAGATCAGCAATATCACCAATGGGAACGTTCAGAAGATTAGCATCAATTCTTTCCGCAATTCTCTCCTCAGCCATTTCAAGCGTGATGTATAATACATTCTTGTTTTGGAGTAACACACTGCTTGCGACATGACACATAAACAAAGATTTACCAACACCAGTGCCAGCGAGAGCAATATTGAGTGTTTTGTTTGGAAGGCCACCCTTCGTAATCTTGTTGAAGAATTCCAAGTCGAATGGAATAGTTTCTTCTTTCGTATTGTATAGGTCATATCGTTCGCTGTAATCGAGAAGATAATCGTGTCCTACATGATTGTCAAAACTGACAGCAAGAGCATCAGATAGAATAGAAGGTATGGAGTCAGGTTGTTTTTTATCATCTTGCCCATCAGCGATCTGAATAGATTCAATGAGAGCGAGATAGATTGCACGTTCACGACACCACTTTTCTGTTGTATCAACTAACCATCCAAACTCAACTGGTTGCCCCTCAAGGTGGTCAATCAGATGATGAATTTGTTTATACACATCTTCATTTATATCCTTTCTCTTCTCAACTTCAATATAGAGGACCTCTTTTGTGGGGACATCATTATATTCGTCCACAAACTTTGAAATCTCTTGGAACACAATCTTCTGATTGTGGTCCTCAAAGTACTCCTCTTTTAGGAAAGGGATGGTCTTACGAAGATATTCCTCATTGTTGATTAAGTTATTCAAAACTAGAAACTCAATCTTATCCATAATGAATATAGGTGCTTAGAATGTACTTCGTTGAACTTGGTGCTGCACCTGAGTGAGGGTAGGACCAAGTCGGAGGGAATACAACAACTCTACCAGTCTTTGGTTTGATTGTCACGCCTTGTCTTGTAAAATGTGTGACCCCGTCATTGCTATTCAAATAAAATAAAAATGCCACTGCCCGTCGAGCAGTAGCATGATCAGTTATATCTACATGTTCATCAAATCTCTCTTCACCATTAGGAAGATATCTTTTGATTCTAAACTCTTCTAGAGCTTTAATCTCAGGAATAAACCTTGACTTAGTATCTGTCTGATACATGGATCGGACACCCCTGATGATGGGGATCATCTGACGAACCATTTCGATATTCTCTTTGTTCAGATTGACTTGGGTAAAACATGGTTTGTGGTCATCATTGAGAAACTCTTGACGAGAAGAATTCTCAAAGATACTGATTAGTTCTTTACAATATGAGCCTGGGAGGACATCATACTGCCGAACCATATGAGAACTCTTCTTGTGCGATTTCATCTAGTTTCTGTAAGACCTCTTCAGTAAAGTATTTGTCAGGGTTCTTTAGGATCTCTTTAGCGTAGATCTTCTTACCATTCATCTCATAACGACCTGCAACATTTTTCCAGAGACCTCCCAGTTCACCCAACTCAAGAAGACCATAATATCGATCAAGACCACGCTCATCATAATAGAGACGTATGGTAACATCTTTGTTCTCCTTACTCAGACGCGACTTTGCTGTCTTAGCTTTAATAAGATTTCCAATGACTTCTGTTCCATCCTTTTCTTTTTTCTTTGTGAGATAAATGATCGTGCTTGCCGCATATTTGAGGCCACTGCCTCCGCCCATCTCTTTGGTGGGAACGTATGATCCGATAACATCGTAAGTGTGGTTAGTAACAATCATTGGGATTTTGGCCTGTCCCAACTTCAGGGTTAACATTCTAAAGGCTCCTTTGACCAACTGTGATTTGGTCATGTCCCGAACCTGTTTATCATCAAGAGCATCACGAATCTCTTTCTCTGTAGACAACATACCCAGAGAGTCTAACACAAACATACAGGGTTTCCTATCTTCCTCTGATGTCTTGAGATAGATATCAACAGCCTGTAGTGCCTTCTGTCTGAACTGTTCAACAGTAACCACATTAACAACAACTAATCGTTCTAGGTCAATTCCACGACTTTCGAGAAGAGACCTATTAACTGCTGCTTCAGTATCAAAGTACAGACAGTAACCACCAGGATTACTATCCAGAAAATTCTTAACCACAGCGAGACTAAAGAAAGTCTTGCCAGTAGAAGACTCCCCAGCAATGGCAGTAATCTTATTCCCAGATACGCCACCAAATATGCTACCTGAACAAAGTCCGTTAAAGATGTAAGAACCCGTGTCCACGAAAGTTTCTGTGTCGTTGATGTCTGATGCGAGTTGGGTATAGTCATCTCCAATCTCTTTTACAATTTCTTTTAAAAAATCCATAAGTCATTCAAAAATATAATGTGGGTTTTGAGATTTAAACATCTCTACCTGTTCTTCAGTTTTAAAGAACTTAAAGAGTGTCGTATTTGAATGTTCTTTAAGTTGATATTTTACTTTAATCATTAAATAACAAATCCAAATTCTTCGCGTGCTACTTTTTTATATGTTTCGGGGTGAGTCTCCCTAATCTTTTTGATCGTATCGATCTTTTGATAGAGAGCAGCATCTCCACCAAGTCTCAATGCACTTACAATTGTAGCAAGTTCTTTGTCGTTAATAGGTAGGTCCATTAGGAGAAAAATAATTCCAGGTTTACAGTTTTTTCGACATTCCAACCAATCGCATCAAGAATTGCTTTCAG